AGGAACTTTACAAGGACATCCATGACCTGCAAGTGCGGGTCAAACTGATGGAAGAAAGAGCGAGGAACTATGCAAAATGATCGACCCCGTCACAATTGGAGCCGCATTTGCCCTAGCTAAGACGTCCGTTGGCTTCGTCAGGGAAGCCATCAATCTTGGCCATGAAATCAAGGACTGCTATGACGACCTGAGTAAGTTTTTTAAAGCGCAGGGTCAGATTGAAAAAGCAGCAAAAGAAGTAGAAGTACTCAAGTCTCAACCGAAGTCGGAAGACCCGAAAGAGGCTGCAAAGCAAGAAAGCGTTCTGTCACAGGCGTTTACGATTGTGATGCAGCGCAAGCAGATGAAGGAGTTTGAGCGGGAGCTGCGTGACATGTTCGCCATGAAGGGCGAAATGGATTTGTACGAAGAGTTGTGCCGGGAACGCAACCGCATCAGCGGTGAGCAAGACGATGCAAACAGAGAAGCAATTCGCAAAGCACGACTGGCCAAGGACCGCGCAGCGCGGAAAAAGCAAGAGCAAGAGGAGCTACTGATGACTGTAGGTATCTTTGTGGTCTTGGGCATTGGCGGCATCATCATTTTTGTAGCAACTTACGTCAGGATTTAACATGTTCCCACTCGGCGCAATACTCGACATTGGCAGCAAGATACTGGACAAGGTCTTCCCAGACCCTGCGGCGGCAGAGGCTGCCAAGCTGAAGCTCTTGGAGATGCAACAAAACGGCGAGCTGGCGCAGTTGAATGCTGATGTGTCAGAACAGCATGAGCTGACTGACAGGCTGAAAGCCGACATGGGTTCTGACTCGTGGCTGTCCAAGAACATTCGGCCAATGACCTTGATTTTCATCCTTGTCACTTACACCGTGTTCGGCATGATGTCCGCGTGGGACGTGGAAGTGAACAAGGAGTACGTGCAGCTGCTCGGTCAGTGGGGCATGCTGATCATGTCGTTCTACTTCGGCGGACGCACCCTTGAGAAAATCATGGGAGTCAAGAAGTGAGAGAGAAGACGATTTGCTTCGTGACGATTCTAGTCAGCCTAACGCTGTCGATGGTTATGGTGTCGATGGTTGGTGTGTTCCTGTACGGACTGTTCATGCCCAATAGCGTCATCAACAACGACGACATCTTTCCAATCATCGGGCCAGCTTTCAATACCATCGTCGGCGGTTTCATCGGAATATTGGCAGCAGTCAAAGTCACGGAGAAAATTGAGAAATGACCCACCTGACCGAACACTTTAGCCTCGAGGAACTAACCCACTCCGATGCCGCCGTGCGACATGGTTGGGACAACATTCCCAACGGGGACGAGATTGCCAATTTGACGCGGCTCGCGCAACTGCTGGAGCAAGTCAAGACGGCCGTGGGCAACAAGCCCGTCATGATCAACAGCGGCTTTAGGTCCAAGCAGGTCAACGACTCGGTTGGCTCCAAAGACTCTAGCCAGCACAGGCTAGGTTGCGCTGCCGATATCCGCGTACCGGGAATGACTCCCCGGCAGGTTGTCGATGCGTGCATCGCGGCCAAGGTTCCGTTTGATCAGATCATTCTGGAGTTTGACGCTTGGACGCACATCAGCGTCGCGAACTCCCCGGACAAAGACCTGCGCCACGCCAAGCTGATCATCGACAAGGCCGGTACTAGAAACTACGCATGAAAAAGGGGCCGATCGGCCCCTTTTGGTATACTGCAGTCTTCTTCGTCTCCCTCTTTACGCCCGGCCATCCCCGGGCGTCTTTTTTTGGAAATCGTCCACGCGACGGTTCCACTTGTCGATGTAGCCATCGAACTCGCGGCCGCAGGACACAAACTCCTGCGTCTGGCCATCTTGGGCCACCATCATGATGACGCCTTGCTTTATCTGCGTACCGTGGACCTTGTTGTGGGCTTCGGCATACGCGGCCAGCTGCACAAAGTAGTCCTCGATCCACTCGCGCTTCTTCATCCGATTGGTCTGCTTGAAGTCGATGATGGACTCCGTCTCCTTGTACAGGCCGATGCAGTCAGAGGTGCCCGCATAGCGCTCGGGGTAGTACACAGGAATCTCCGTGCCCCAGACCTCTTGCACGTCCGGGAAGAACGTCTCGATGAGCTTGTAGCCCATCCAGTAACCTTTGACCGCGAGCCATGTCCGGGGCGTTGGCAGGTCACGGTTGAGCAGTAATCGCTCGACGACATTGTGCATGTGCGTGCCCACGGTAGCCGCGTCATTCTTGATCTGATGCGCCTTGCTTGCGCCCACCCGGGCTGTCCAGTCATCGAGGTGCTTGGTTTCCTTGGTGGCAGACAGGATGGTGGTGACACTGGGCAGCGCCATTGTGTCTACTTTGTATACACGGCCCTCTGGTGCATCAACGCGCTCGAGCTTCTTGTACACGTACTTGCGTCGAATAGGTATGAGTTGCATTAGATAAGCCAATCTTTCAGTTCTTCGCCCATGACTTGCGAGGCGATGTCAATCTTTTCCCGCAGGGCCTTGACGATCTTCTCATCCACCGTGTTCGGTGCAACGAGGTCCACGTAGGTTACCTTTTGGGTCTGGCCGATCCGGTGCGCCCTGTCCTCTGACTGCAGGCGCTTTTCCAGATCGAAGCTGTTGCTGAAGTACACCACCAGCGTAGCGGCGGTCAGTGTCAAGCCATACCCGCCCGTAGTGGGGTTGCCGACAAAGAAGCGCAGGTCACTGTTCGGGTCTTGGAAGCGCACCTTGGCCGACTCGCGGTCCTCGTCCGAGGTATCGCCGTAGTACGAGGCAACGCTGGTCATGCCGTACTCCTTCTGGATGGCCAGCAAGATGGCTTCAATGCTCGGCCGGTAGTTGGCCCAGATGATCACCTTGCCTCCTGCCTCGGCCAGCACCGCCATCAGTTCGTCCACCCGGTTGCTGGGAAGAGTCACCTCTTCACCGGTATCCAGCTTGGTGTGGCCACAGACGATTTGATGCAGCCGCATGATCTGCGTCAATGCATTTACCGTGGAGACCAGCCCCTGATCCAGCTGCGCCAGTGCCATGGACTTCATCTGGTTGTACGCCTTGGTCTGCTCTGGCGTCAGTTCCACCTCCCGCTTCATGTAGACCTTGTCCGGCAGGTCAAGGCACTCCTCTTTTGTAACGCGGAACGAGAACTGGGAGAGCTTCTCCTGCAGTTCATCCAGCCTGCGGTATCCGACCACCTGCTTAAAGGTGTGGGTGGGCAAGCGCCGCTCGACGAGGACCGCGTACCGCGCTTGGAATGCGTAGAAGCTGTCCATGTCTAAGCAGTCCGGACCGAGGAACGTGCACTGGGAGTACAGGTCCATCGGGCTCTTGGTGATGGGCGAGCCAGTGGCAATCCGCCGGAACGTGGCATCCCTGCCTACCTTGGTGATTGACTTGGTCCGCTTGGCCGAGTGGTTCTTGATCGTGGTGCTCTCATCCACGGCCATGAAGGCCTTGGTGGCGCGCAGAAAGGACTTGGCGAACGTGGTACCCTTCTCGGTGCTGAACGCCTCGATGTTCATGACAAGAATGCGCAGATCGTCGACCGCTGTCCACATGGCCTCCATCTGTGCCTTCTCCGCCTTGCGCGGAGTGGGCGTCCAGTAGGCCATCTTGTACGGCACATGATCAGGCATGTGCTTGGGGATTTCCTCATTCACCCAGTTCTTGTACACGCCCTTGGGTGCGACGACCAACATCGCATCGATCTTGCCCTTGTCATAGAGCATGGCGGTGTTATTGATGAGCATCCAGCTCTTGCCAGTGCCCATTTCGGCGAACACCCCGACCTCTGTATCCCCCCAGAACCGTTGTAGATACGCCGCCTGATGTGTAAACGGTTGGTTCTTAAATGGATACTTGTTGAAAAAGTACTCGTTCATGTTATGATCCTTTCTGTTGGCACGAAGTGTTGACTTCGTGTAACAACAGTGTATACTAGCTGTACTCAAAAAGAAAGGAGAACGTAGTGCCCACAGTGTTCGCAGTGCAGGAGATGCCTAACCACGACATCTCAGGAGCAATGAAGTACGGTGACATCGACGTCTTGATGCCCTTTGGTTCGCAGATCGCTTTCTCCACGGCCCCGGCCGTGCGCAGGATGCGCCGCAAGCTGCAGAACTTCGGGGACAAGGACTTCCTGTTATTGGCAGGTGACCCGGTGGCGATTGGAATGGCTTGTGCGATCGTTGCCTTTTACAATGCGGGCCGCTACTCGGTGCTTAAATGGGATCGCCGAGAGAAGTTGTACATTCCCATTCAGATCGATGTGACCACGAAAGGAGAAAGCGATGAGTGATATCAGCGCGATGTTTGAGCAGGATGCAAGTGCACTGACCGTCAAGGACGAGGACCTCAATGGAATCGGGGCTCTCGCCAAACGGGCCAAGGAACTGGAGAAGGAAATCGAGGAGCTGGACTCGGTGACAGACGAGCGCAAGGGACAACTGCGCAAGCTGTTGGAGGAGACCATCCCCGGCATGTTGACCGAGCTTGGCATGAAGAGCTTTGTCATGGCCGATGGCAGCAAGATCGAGCTCAAGAACTTCTACGGCGCTTCCATTAAGGAAGAGAACCGTGCGGTGGCGTTCGAGTGGCTGCGTGAAAATGGCTACGACGACATCATCAAGAACACAGTCAGCGTGCGGTTCGGCCGAGGTGAGGACGAGCTGTGCGAGGGCCTGCTAGACCTGCTGCGTAAGAGCAATTATCCGGTTGATCAAGCGCAGAAGGTTGAACCCGCAACTCTCAAGGCGTGGGTGCGTGAAATGGTGGAACAAGGCAAGGAGTTCCCCACTGATACCTTTGGTGCCTACATGGGCCAAAAAGCAACAATTAAATCCGCTTAACGACAATAGGAAAACGAATCATGGCAAAGAACGAAACGCAAGTCGCAGTCAAGGGAAACACCGCAGTGGCACTGGCCACGGACTTTGAACAAGACGCCTCTGGCGGCTTCGGAGAAATGACGCAGGATGATTTTGCCCTGCCGTTTCTGCGCCTGCTGACCAGCACCTCTCCCGAGGTTGGCGAGCGCGAAGGTGCGCTGCCGGGCATGATCTTGAACACTGTTACGGGCGAGCTGCACGATGGCAAGGCGGGCATTACCGTTATCCCCTGCGCCTATGTGCGGCAGTACATTGAGTGGGCTCCGCGCGGCATGGGTTCTGGTGCGCCGTTGAACATCTACCCGGCAACCAGCGATATCCTCACGCGCACGCACCGCGAACCGGGCGACAACAAGGACTATCTGGACACTGGCAACTACATTGAGAACACCGCCAATCACTACGTGATGGTGCTCGACCATGAAGGTATGCCCAGCCCAGCGCTGATCACCATGAAGTCCACGCAGCTCAAGAAGTCCCGCAAGTGGAACAGCATGATGATGTCCGCCAAGATGATGGGCAAGAACGGTCCGTACACCCCGCCCATGTACAGCCAGTTGTACAGGTTGTCCACACAGGCCGAGTCGAATGACAAGGGTAAGTGGTATGGCTGGGAAGTCGAGCGCATTGGACCGGTGGATGATATGAACGTCTACCAAGCTGCCAAGGCGTTTTCTAGCAGTGTTGCCTCGGGTGATGTGAGAGCCAAGCATCAGGACGAAGCAGAAGGGACGCAAAAGCAGGTGTTCTAAGTCTCACGGGGGAAAGCGGATGCTGTGTTAAGGCTGCACTCGAAGGCGCGTTAGCGCAGACGCAGCGAGTACCCCACCAATAACTAGAAAGAAGAGCATGACAGACATCTCACGCTTCAAAGCAATCTTCAGTGGACTGGACATCGCCTATGGAACCTATCGCATCAAAGCCGAACGCGGAGATGGAAAGCAGGCTGGTCAAGCTACTGTTGTTCGCAAGCCCCCTACTGATGATCTTTGGGTTGCCCATCTTGACGGTGTTGAGCCTTCTCTTGGCATCATTCCTATTCGTGCAGACAATTCTTGTATATGGGGTTGCATTGATATTGACCAGTATCCTATCGATCACAAAGGCCTTGTGGAGAAGCTGGCGCAGCTAAAGCTTCCGCTCATCGTCTGCCGCAGCAAGTCAGGCGGCGCACACGTATTCCTGTTCACCAAGACACCGGTACCTGCACGTGACATGCAGACGTACCTGAAGAATTCTGCTGCGCTATTGGGCGAAGCAGGCCGGGAGATATTCCCCAAGCAATCCGAAATCCTTGTTGATCGGGGCGACACCGGGAACTTTCTGAACCTGCCCTACTTCGCCGGAGACAACGGCACGCGCTACGCGTTCAAGGCAGACGGCAGTGCCGCATCGCTGGACGAGTTCTACGAGCTATATGAGCAGTATGTGCAAGACGCGGTGCCCACGCCGCCCGAACCACCCAAGGTAGCCGATGCGCCAATCAAGGATGGCCCACCATGCCTGCAAGCCTTGTGCGCACAAGGATTCCCCGAAGGCACACGCAACAACGGTCTGTTCAATATCGGCATCTACTTGAAGCGCCTCTCTCCCGCCGGTTGGGAAGACAAGCTGCTCGAACACAACTTCAAGTTTTTTGGACCACCGTTGCCCAATAACGAAGTGCAGCTGCTCATCAAACAGTTGCACAAGAAAGAATACAAGTACAAGTGCAAGGACGCACCGCTCAACAGCTTTTGCAACAGCGGCCTGTGTCGCACACGCAAGTATGGTATCGGGGCCAACGGCCCTGACGCACCACAGATCGCATCGCTGTCCAAGTACGCATCCGAACCGCCGCTGTGGTTTTTGGATGTCAATGGGCGTCGAATTGAGCTTGAGACAGAGAGCCTCTTCACGCAAGCTGCGTTTCAGAAATCCTGTGTCGAGAAGTTGAACGTACTACCCCCGTCACTGCGCAAGACAGACTGGGAGAACATGCTCAACGCACTCCTGAAAGAGATGGTTGAGACAGAACAGATATCGGAAGCCAGCGAAGACACCAGCCTGACCGGCCGCTTCATGGACCTGCTCGAGGAATTTACGACCCACATGCAGCAGGCAATGGACCGCGATGAAATCCTTATGGGACGTCCTTGGACGGATGATGAAGAATCTAAGACCTACTTCCGAATGAAGGATTTAGAATCACATCTCAAGCGCAACAACTTCATCGGATTGACCGCACCGAAAATCGCAGCGCGGATTAGGGACCTGAGTGGAGAACCCATTCCACTGTTCCTCAAAGGCCGTACCGTTCGCTGCTGGCGTATCCCACGTTTTGCTAAACAAGAAGCACCCTTTGAAACTGAAACCCGACGACAAGGCGGAGCACCCTTCTGATGCTGAAAATTGATGGATTTGATGGCGCAATTATTGGACCGGCACTGATCTGGCTTGGTGGCCAGCGTGTAGATGTTCTGGTCTACAACGGCGAAGAGATGCGCGAGACCTTGATGCGCCGCGATGGCATGGACAGCGATGAAGCACGCGAGTACATTGCCTTCAACATCGAGGATGCCTACCTCGGCGAGGACACGCCCATCATCGTCTGGCCAGAGGATGAATGGCGGCTCAATGAGTGATGTGCACAAGGTCTTCGGCCCACCGGGCAGCGGCAAGACCACCTACTTGCTGAATGTTGTGGATCGCGAGCTCATCGCGGGCACACGCTCGACCAAGATCGGCTACTTCTCCTTCACACGCAAAGCGGCCAACGAGGCACGCGATCGTGCGATCAAGAAGTTCCCCGACCTCAACGCACGCACCGACTTCCCTTTCTTTCGCACGCTGCACAGCCTTGCGTTCTACTGCCTGTCGATGAAGACAGAGCAGATCATGCAAGTCGAGCACTACAAGGAATTCGCTGTGCAAGCGGGTATCGAGCTCTCGGTGGTGAACGAAGAGGACATGGTGCGCGCCGACCATCCGGTGCTAAACGAAGTCAACCTCGCCCGCATCCGTGGCGTGGACCTGCGCACGCACTACAACCAAAGCAAGATGGGCATCGAGTGGCATCACTTCGAGTTCGTCGAGCGCACCTACCGGCACTTCAAGCGCGACCAAGGACTGTTCGACTTCACCGACCTGCTGGAGATGGTGATCGAGCAACCACAAACCCTGCCGCGCCTTGATGTGCTCATCATCGACGAAGCACAGGACCTCTCACGGCTGCAGTGGAATCTGGTGGATGCGCTCATCAAACGCGCAGCGCGGACCTACATCGCAGGCGACGACGACCAAGCAGTGTTCATCTGGGCCGGGGCAGACGTGCAAAGCTTCCTGACTACCAAGGGATCGATCACGGTACTGGACAAGTCCTACCGCGTCCCGGCCAAGGTTCACACGCTGGCGAACACCATCGTGCACCGAATCCGCCAGCGCCAACCTAAGACATGGCAGCCCAGAGAATTTGAGGGTTCCGTCAAGCTGTACCGGCGCTTTGAGGACGTAGCACTGAACGACCAAGAATGGCTGATCCTCGCCACGACCAACTACCTGCTCAACCCGATCCACGAGTGGCTGCGATCCATGGGCGTTCTGTTCGAGCGCTCTGGCGTTCCCAGCGTCTCGCCACAGATGCTGCAGGCCGTAGTGGATTGGGAGCGCCTGCGTAAGGGCCAAGCTATCCCCGGCAGCGCCGTGCGTGGCCTGTACCGCTACATGGATTCCACCTGCGTGCTACACGGCCACCGGACCTTCAAGACAGGCCTCGACGCCGAGCTCTACGACATCGCAACGCTGACCAAGGACCACGGCCTGAACACCGACATGATCTGGCACCAAGTCCTGACCAAGATCGCCGAGGACAAGCGCCAGTACCTGATCTCCGTACTGCGCCGGGGAGGCAAGGTCTCCGAGTCTGGCCGCATCCGTCTTTCCACCATCCACGGCGCGAAGGGCGGGGAAGCTGACCACGTTCTGCTGCTCATGGACCTCTCCCCCAAATTCGCCAAGGAATATGCGGTGAATGCGGACAATATTCACCGCTTGTTCTACGTAGGTGTCACGCGAGCCAAAGAGGGGTTGCACCTCGTGCTACCCAAATCCACCGATAAAGGATTCAGACTGTGAGCTCCGTACCGATGTTCCCCACCCCCTGCGAGTGGGTTGCCCCTGAGACCTTCCCCAACCTGTCCACAGCCAAAGAGATTGCCATCGACTTGGAGACCTGTGACCCCCACATGGAATCCTTCGGTCCGGGCTGGCCCCGCAACGATGGCTTCATCGTTGGTTACGCCATCGCCGTGGACGGCTGGAAGGGGTACTATCCCGTTGCCCACCAAGGTGGGGGCAACCTTGACAAAGCACGCGTGGAGCGGTGGATCAAGGATGTGATGCTTTTGCCCGCCGACAAGGTGATGCACAACGCCGCCTACGATCTGGGCTGGCTCACTGCCACCGGCTTCAAGGTAAACGGCCGGATCGTGGACACCATGATCGCCGCGCCGCTGCTGGACGAGAACCGCTTCTCCTTCAGCTTGAACAGCCTTGGCTTTGACTACCTGCAAGAAATCAAGTCTGAGCAGGGCCTCAAGCAAGCCGCCGGGGACTTCGGCGTGCACCCCAAGAAAGAGCTCTGGAAGCTCCCGGCCATGTACGTGGGCGACTACGCCGAGCAGGACGCTGCGCTGACGCTCAAGCTCTGGCAGCACTTCAAGGGCCTGATGCGGCGCGAAGAGGTGGAATCCATCTTCGATCTGGAAACCAAAACCTTCCCCGTCCTGTTCGAGATGACCCGCCGGGGCATCAGGTTTGACCGAGCGCGGGCCGAGCAACTAATCACGCAATTGCAAGGCACAGAGCGTGAAATACACACCGAATTACGCAAAATATGCGGGAAAACCGTGGATATTTGGGCTGCGCAGTCCATTTCGACCGCCTTTGACAAGCTTGGCATTGCATACAACAAGACCGAGAACGGCCTGCCCAGCTTCACCAAGAACTTCCTCGACAACTGCGAGCATCCCGTGGCCAAGCTCATCATCGAGGCCCGCGAGACCAACAAGACGCACAGCACGTTCCTGCAGCCATACCTGAACTTCTCCGAGAAGACAGGGCGCATCCACCCGCACGTCAACCAACTGCGCTCGGACGATGGCGGCACAGTCACCGGCCGCCTATCCATGGCCAACCCCAACCTGCAGCAGGTTCCGGCCCGGCACGAGATCATCGGACCCATGGTGCGCAGCCTGTTCCTGCCAGAGGAGGGCCAGCTCTGGGCCTCCAACGACTTCTCCTCCCAAGAACCGCGCCTGCTGGTGCACTACGCAAACCTGTTGGAACTGCCCGGTGTCGACAAGATGGTGGACGCCTACCGCAACGACCCCAAGACAGACTTTCACCAGATGGTGGCCGACATGGCCGGGATTGCCCGCAAGCCCGCCAAGACCATCGGCCTCGGCCTGACCTACGGCATGGGCAAAGCCAAGCTGGCCGGAGAGCTGGGCCTGTCTCCGGAAGAAGCCTCCGACCTGATCAGCACCTTCCACACCAAGGTCCCGTTCCTCAAAGGTACGATCGAAGCCGTTATGCGCCGCATCGAACACGCCGCTTCCGGTGGCGCGATCCGCACCTTGCTTGGCCGCCGCTGCCGATTCCCCCTGTGGGAGCCCACCCAGTGGGGCGTACACAAGGCGCTGCCGCGTGAACAGGCCATCATTGAATACGGACATCGGATCAAGCGCGCTGGGACCTACAAGGGCCTCAATCGTTTGATTCAGGGTAGTGCCGCAGACCAGACCAAGGCGGCCATGGTGGCGCTGGCAGAGGCCGGGTTCACCTGCGCGCTGCAGGTGCACGACGAGGTGGCGCTATCGGTCAACAACAGGGAAGAGGCGGTTGAAGCTGCGCGGATCATGGCCAGCGCAGTGAAACTGGAAGTGCCCAGCCGGGTGGATGTGGAAATCGGACCCAGCTGGGGTGAAGCGGCCTAAGTAAGGTTACTGCCAGTCCTTGCGTGACGTAACGCGGCGCGCGAGCCATTTCCAAAAGTAGCCCCAGCCGAACATGATGTCGTTCTGGCGCTCGAGGTCCGCGATCCGGGCCAGACACGCATCGTGATGCTTGGACAGCATGTTGTAAGCCTGTTGCATGTTCTCGATGTCTGTGGTCACTTCAGCGCTGGTTTGTTTGACCTCCTGTATTACGCTTTTCTTCTTCGAAGGCGAGGACAGCCACGTTCCCTCCCGTATTTGTTTCAGCCATTCGTTGCGAACTTCATTGCGGATGCGATACACCGAGACTGTGTGCTCTTCGCCCAGCCCCAGCTTGCTCAATACTACCGTTCGGGGCATGAACGGATACTTCATTAACAGCTTGTAAATTTTAAGGTTGATACCCTTACGTTTGCCTGCCATTTTCATTCTCCTTTTTGTTTTTTCTTCGACTTGCCCTTGGCCATCTCATCCATAAAACCGATGAGGCAATCGGACTCCCTGCACATTGCCTTGTCCGTTTCCACTTCAATCAACTTTTCCAAGTAGTGCTTGGCCTTGTCCAGATCAGACAGCCCACCCTTGTCCTTCCAGCGGGTGACGTACTTGACGACGTTGCCTTCAAGGTACCCCATCTCGTTGGAAGCGATGTAGTCCCATGGCTGGATGGCCTTGTTCTTGTAATGCGTGCCGCCTACCTGTACCTCATTGGCTTTACTCATGGCCCGGGTCCTTCGGTCCAATGTGCGACACACCATCCTCATCAAAGCGCAACAGCAGGCCCTGCTTGGCGTACTTTTCTTTCAGCTCTGCCAACGGATCAACCTGCTCCTCTCGCAGCAACGCCACTGCAAACTCCAGCTGCCACTTCTCCGCGTTCTTCTCTTCCGGCAATGCCTGTGCCTGCTCCTCCAACCACTGCGCGGCGATGAACCTCTTCAATTGCTGTGTCATGCTTCCTCCATAGCGCTGATGCAATGCATTCTGATGGACCGCGCAGCGAGGATGATCTCGTCTG